TAAGTGAATGAGCGAAAAGATACGATGTGTTAGACGACCCTGTTTTCAACCACCCACAGAACGTGTATTTTGATACGTCTAAAAGCCCACTGACTTGCGTCGAGGCATAAATTCCGTTTGTAGTTCCAGAACTTACACCGTTGCCGACAATGCCATCAGCTTGTAAAAGAGCCCCTGTGATACTCGCGACGAAACCGTTGCCGGAGAAGTCATTTCCAGTTCCGTCAACAAGCCAGCGTCCGACAAGCCCATTCTCGTTATCGAGCGGGCTTGTTGAGAGGATGAGTTGCTTGCAGGGAATGAACAGCGGCATTAGGCGACTGAGCGGTCATAAGTGCGGTAGAGGATGGTGTTAGCGCCAGACCCGGCTAAGGCTGCGCCGGCTTGATTATAGATCAGGAACTTAAACTTGCCCGGCGGCATAATGACGCGTTGGGTCATGCCGGTCAGGGCTTGGGTCCCGACCGGGAAGATTATGTTGCCGACCCAATAGTTAGCCGGAGGAGGTCCAGCGGCTGAGGAGCCAAAGCGACCGTCGCCGTAAGTGGAGTTGTCGGAGTTGAGCGGGTAGATGTAGACTCCAATAAAGTTTGGCGCAACAGTAGTGATTGATCCGCCGACAAAAGCGAAGTCACAGAAGACATCGAGGTTGGAGGAGTTGTCCAACTGAAGATCAGAGATGATCGCGTTGCCGTTAGCGATGGAGTTGAAGGTCGAGGCCGCAGTGTAGGCATTAGTCCAGCTAAGCCCTACTGTGCCAGCTATCCATTTTTCTGTGGCCATTGGAGGAGGCTCCTATTAGCTGTTACCGGAGGTAATAGTGAAGGTGGTAATAGTTACAGTTTGGCCAGAGTTAATGGAGTTGTTGGTGAGGGTCAGGTCGGTGACATTGCCCTGAATTTGGCAAGCAGCAGAGGAGTCATAGATTCGCCAGCTTGCGGCGGTGCCGGTGCCAGAAGCGATTGCGGACCATGTGCCAGTGAGGGCCATAGCCCCGGCTGAAGCAGCGGCGAACATTGGGTTGGGGAGTGAGATAGTAACGAGGAGCCCACTTGGGTCCGCCGCGGCGCAGTTGGCAGGCTCGGCGCCGGTGAAGAACTTCATTGTTGCCGATGCGCCAAGTTGTGTGGTTAGTGCGTTCAGCTTTGCATTGCGGGCGTTGACGCCGTATTGATAAGCCATAGCGAAGGTTCCTTAAGCAAACATAGGCCAAGCCGAGCCCCAATCGAAGCCGGAGTAGGGACCGGTGTATTCACCGATGTAGGCAATGCCGCGGTTGCGAATCCAGTCCGGGGTGACATCGTTGATGGTGAGGCCCTCGTTGGCATCGGCTTTGCGAGCTTCTTCGATCATGAAGTTGGCTTCTTTGATCTTGAGGTTCGCGAGGTTCTTGTCGCCGGTTAGGGCCATGATCAGGCCGGCACCACAGATGTTGATGTAGGCTTCCTGGAAGGAGTCGTCCCAGACATTGGGATCGGTGACGTCCTGGACATACACCATGATCGCGAATTCTTGATTGGTGAGGATCACGCGTTGCGGTGTAGGGAAAGCGGCTTGGACTATGCTGAAGACTGCGCCAGTTCCGGAACCGGAGGTAGAGCCTTGGCCGATGGGGTTGGCTTGAATCGCAAAGTAGCTGCCGCCTACGGGAGTGGCTTCAAAGGGGACCTGAGAGACGACGCTGACTGTGGTGATAACTCCGCCGACAACACCGGTGACTAGAAGCACAACTGGCGCACCGATTGGGGCAGTGCCCTGGGCATAGCCCGAAAGGATGATGGTGTCATTAACAGCATATCCGCTTCCGCCGAAGACAACAGAAGCAGAGCTAACGCCGTAGAAGGTGTCGGTAGCGATCTTGTAAGAGACCGGTGTTGCTTGCCAGACTGAGCCGGCGCCGCCAGTGACTGCGGTGGTGACAGGGATGCCAGCTGAGTAGCCAGTAGCAGTGGCGGGGATTAGCCAGCAATCGCGGATGCAATCATTGGGATATTGGTATTCGTAGTTCCAAGGCGGTCGGGGTAAACCGGGTTGCCACAAGAGCGGTGCAGCGGAAGTATTCTCGGGGGTGCCCGGAGTGGAAGTGATATAGGTAAGATTCGAGGTCTTCATTCCGCAGTCCCATGGGGCCATGCGGAGGAGCCTTCGGCGATAGGGCGTAGCGAGGAGGTTGAACTGAATTGCTTCGTTGGAAGAGTTAGCGTTGAGTTCCGCACTGGTGACGGTAGTGCGAGTTCCTACATATTGCAGGGCACGATTGCAGAGATCCACCAGTGCGGTCATAGCGGGTTATCCTCGCTGAGTCGGGGACTTGGAGTAGTTCTTGCCGCCGAGGCCGGGACCTCCGGAGGTGGAGATCGCAAGGCGACCTTTGCCCTGAGTGCCGCAGTAGCCGTAGTTGTCCTGGCCAAGGCCGGGACCGGTGGTTCGGTTCTTAGGGCCGGTGGGCTCAGCATAGCGCATGACGTCGCGCTTGGAGTCCATGCTTGGGCCGGCGATGCCAGAGACAGTCTTGCGACCTTGAGTGCCGCTGGAGGGATAGGACTTGAAGATATCAGCCATTAGGGGAGTCTCCGGACAGAGGGAATGGGAGTGCCGGCGGGACCAGCAACGCCACCAGCTTCGAGGAAGGGTTCGGCACTTGCTTCAACAGCGTGCTGGATATGTTCAAAGAGTTCTTCCTCAGCGGCGCGATGGATGGCTGCGAACTGAGGGGTGTTAATAGAAGCGTGCCAGACGTCAAGCACGACTTTGATCCGATCGAAGTCCATTAGCGGGTTCCTTGAGAGCCAGAGTTAGAGGATTTCATCGAGCGAAGCGGCGGGGCCATGAAGCCTTTACCGGAGTAAAGGGATTTGGAGGCCGGATGAGTGCGAACGATCTGAAGGCCGATATTGGCGACCTTGTCGACGGAGATAGCGTGCGGTCGAGGTTCGACCTTACCCGATCCTTGTTTCATAATCACAGTCCTTGTGGTTTGAAGGTGAGCTCTCTGGAGTGATCCCATTTGTTCTCGGGATCGGCGGCCATCTCACGGCGGACCTTCTCAAAGGTGCCACCGTCGGTGTGCTCTTCTTGAAGGAGTTGGCGAAGGCGATCATCGCAACGCTCCATTTCGCGCATGAGATAGTTGGGAGGAGGAAGTCCTCGTTCTTCATACATATAAACAATGTCATGGACGTCATGCATATACATGATGAATCGCCGCATCTTCTCAGAGACTTCCTGCTCGGCATTGGCCATATAGTTAGTGACCATGCTAAGAGCATTCTCGATCTTCTCAAGTCGATCGGAGATGCGTTTGAGGTAAGTGACTTCGTCATGGACTACTGAAGCCTTGAGAGCTTCAGCTTTGGCTTTGAGATCTTCGGTCATGGAGTTCCTTAGTTTGCGTAGCTGCTGTTGGTTGCCGTCCCACCGGCGTTGCCGGGGTAATAGGTTGAGCTTCCCATGCCCGTGATGAGGCTCAGGTAATCGGCGTTGAAACGCGGCCCGACGAATGTGCCGTTGAAGGTCGCCGTGCCGTTACAAGCCTTGGCTTGAACGAGACCCTTGTTCACCGCGCCGGCATAGCCAGAAGTGAAAGTTACGGAGCCCGCGCCGCCGCCAGAGGTCGTCACCGTCGTTGAGCAGTCGTCGATAGTGCCGTCCTGGGTCGCGAGAAAATGATAAGGCGCGTTGGCGCTGGCCAAAAATGTCGTTGTCCCAAGCACCGTGGCGATTGAGCCAGAGCCCGAAGCGAGGATATGCGCGCCGGTCGCGGGCCCGAAGGTCATGTTGTTGAATGTGTATATTCCAGGCGCTCCGACTGCGATCCCGTAGGTGCAGCCGGTGACGGTGAAATTCTGGGTGACGACCGCGGCGGTCGCCACCTGCACGGCGAGACACCAAGTCGCGCCAGATGGGCTCAGCGTCGTTCCATGCCCGTCGATTGTGAGCACGCCGGAGTTCCAGCCGCCGTTTCCAACCAATGGTCCGTAGACGTTAAAGTCCGGGAATAGGCCAGTTCCAAGATTGTCGGTCTGGCCCGCGACGAAATCAATCGTAAGGTTTTGGCCGTTCTGGTCGATCTCCTGCGCGAGCAGATTGTAGAGGTTCTGGAAGCTGTTGAGGCAGCCCGCGCCGCTCGTCGCGAGCCCGTCCGCAGAAGCAGAACCGCTAACGAGATCAATGCAGAAATGCGTGAGCGCTGGAATGCGCCAGCGCGAGCGGCCTTGTGTTTGCCACGTGTTGTTTTCATTATAAACAGTAACAGATTGTAAAGGCCATAGATAAAAGTAGGTAGGGTTTGCAGTTGGGATGTAGATGAGCTTTGCTCGGCCAGAGTCTTCATTGACGAAAGTGAACGAGCAATTAGCGGTGTAAGATGTAGCAGCATTGATGGTGATAACGAAGTAACTGTTGCCGCCTAGAGCAAATAATGATCCGCACTCCCAGGCAGCAGGAGAATAGTTAGTTGTCTTGCTGACTCGAGGTGGATTGAACGGGCTTGGCGGATTCGGAACATTCTGGGCTTTGGCAAGTCCAGCGAACAGAATGAAACCAAGGATTAAGAGCTTACGGAACATTGCTGTCGACCACTGTGAGTGGGTTGCCTGTGCCTGAAGCAGAGAAAGCTTGATAGGTGCCTTGGCACTCTCCGGTAAGAGTTAAGCTACCTCCATTAGGTGGAAGGATAAAGCAACCACCAAGGGCTGAAGTGTTTGGGGTTAGGGTTACATTGGAGATGGACGCTGGGATGGAGTTTATTGCTTGGGCCACGGTTGGAGCGATGAAGATCACAGTTGAACCGGGATTGATGAAAGTGATACTAGCCCTCTGTGGTGAAGCAGGGCAGATTTGACTCGGAGTTGTGGAGATATTATTGAAGGCATAAAGCTTGCCGCCCGAAGTCGGGCCGATAGCTGAAGAGCTGTTGATTTGGGCGACAAGCATGGGGATTAGATCCTACGAACGGAGGCGGGAGCGGGAGTGGCCTGGGCTTGGACTAGCTGGCCGATGGCAGCGACAAGCTCACTCAGTCCAGCAACTTCGACAGTTTGGGGCTTAGACTGAGCCTCGGCAAGCTGAGACTCGAACTGATCAACTAGGGACTGGGAATACTCCCCAGCATTGGTTTCAGGTTTGAAGGCCCAGCGAGGTTCGAACTTGGCGGTGATGGCTTTGGCTTCGTCGTCGACTGGGACCATGTCAGGGGTAGGGTCGCCAAAGAAGACGATGTCTGTGGATTCGCCTTGGCCTTCATAGCAGACGATGCATTCGCCTTCGGCATCATCGGATTTGCCCCAG